TAATCCTGATAAACCTTGGAGTTGGATTTCTGATAATCCTAATATTACCTGGGAAATAGTTCAATTTAATTTAGACAAAGACTGGTGTTGGGACTCTCTTTCTAGTAATCCTAATATTACCTGGGATATAGTTCAAGCTAATTTGGATAAAGACTGGAATTGGGGTCGTCTTCATAAAACTTTATATACTTCTATAGAGATAGAAGTATAAATGGAGAAATATCTGTGTTAATATTTGTCATCCGATTGGTAAAAAAATAATACCTGGGATATAGAGGAGGAGATTTGAGAAATTAATTTAACCAATGTAGAAATGATTATCATTCCTCTTCCTTCTCCATCTAAAAAACAAGAAAATAGCCATAATCACCAATAGAATACATAGATAAATATAGAATGTTAAAATAGGATTATAAACTTTAAATACTGCTTTCAAACTATATTGTATTTTCTTCCAAAAATATTCTCCCTTGTGTTTATTATATTCTTGATGACCAGTAGATTTAATAATATAACTCATATCCTCTTTTCCATTTCCTTGAATAAGACACGGGGTATGTTTATCTTTTAATACTATTCTTTTGTCCTTAATCTGAGGCCAGTTAGAAGTTGTAAAAGAGTGATTTAAAAAAACATCGCTATCTTTATCTAAAATAATTCCATCGAATTTATCTTCAATTTGAAGTTTATGAAGATGATTACACCATGTTTTTTGATTAGATTGACGATTAAAATCATCAGAAGCATACATATCCTTTAAAAACTTAAGCATAAAATCTCGTTCTCCCATATAAAGACCACTATTGATATATTTTCCCTGAACTCTTTCAAAAACAGCAGCATGGATAAACGAAAGTATTCCGATGTTCTCGACTGATAATAAAAGTTTTGCCCCAGTATTATTGAATTTTTTAACCATTTCATCTTGATCACTTAACATTAAAGAATCAAAACCGTCTATGAAAACAACTAATTCTCCACTCTTAGCATCCTTTTCTAAAAATTCCATCATCTCCATGTCTTTCATAAAATGACCAGTATATTCCTTTCCCCAGCCCAGCTTTTTTAGCTCTAAACCTCTTTCTTTAACTTGTTGATCTAGTACTGGTAAATATCCTTCACTATGAGTAGCAACTGTAACTAAATGTAATTTAGACATCATAAACTATTTTAAAATATAATTTATTCCAAATGGAGAATAAATTAAAATATGAATGTCTCAGTGATTATTCTTAATTATAGTAGACCAAAATATGTTCCATATATTGTTTCTCAGATTTCAAAAATAGATGAAATAGATCAGATTATTATCTCAAATGGAAAAAAAGAATCGTCGCTCAGTAATTCAGATTTTAAAGATTTTCCAAGATCCAAGGATTTGAAATTATTAGATCATTGCGGAGAAATGAATAAAGAATATGGTCTTACTCTTAGGTTTTTATCAGCTTTAGAAGCTAAAAATGACTATGTTATGATCATGGATGATGATATTATTCCATCAGCTGAGATGGTTAAAATACTTGCCTGGAAAGTTCGTCAAGAACCAGATATTATCCATGGAGTTTATGGAAGAGATGTGAAAGACGATGGTTATTCGTATGAAAATGTTTTTGGACAAGTGCCTATAGTTTTGACTAGATGTTTGATGACTACTAAGAGTAAGTGTCAATATTTTATGGATAATTTTAGATCATATGAAACTGAACAAATTAAAAAAGCAAAACCTTATTGGAATGGAGAAGATATTTTATTTTCATTATTATCTATTTCTGCTACAGGAGAAATGAATCGATCTTATGATTTACCTCATAATAATCGTGTTTTTAACTATCTTAATATAGGAGAATCTATAAGTGTTGGTGGAGTTCATATCTCTTACCGAAAAGAACTGAGTAAAAATTTTATTCAAAAGATGAAACTTATGGATAATATAAAACAAAAAACTAAAATTTCTAAGAAGAAATATCAGTTTACTTATTTTGCGGAAAATTCGTCGCTTAAAGCAATTCCATTTTTTGCTGGAATGGGGATGATTGGGTATTTATTGATATTGATATGAGATTATATTTTTCGATAGTGAGAATGTTATGTATCGAAAAAATGAGAACATCTAATACCGCTGACGGGGTTCGAACCCGCGACCCTGTGGTCACTTATTCAAGAGAAGGTTAAACCATAAAAGCCACATGCTCTACCGACTGAGCTACAACGGCGATGATGTCTCATAATAAGATGGTTTTAATTAGAAATTCAATTTCGGACAATTATGATACCCGCAGGGGTATCATAATTTGAAGACGGCCAATTATCTTAATAAATTTTAAGATAAAATGATAAATCACTATGCACAAATTTCGCTAGCATTTATTTTTATGGTATTTATTAGTACTACATTATACAAAAGAAATAAACCATTGGAATATGGAGAAATATTTACAATAATTTCTATATCCTTGTGGATAAAACTTACGATAGATACACTTTGGAATACTAAGAAAAGTATCTCATCTTTCCCAAATCCTCCATTTATAAATGGAAATGATGACGAAATTATTAAAAACTTTTCTTTCTAAAAGAGTATTATGGATGACCATATCTTATTGGAATGTATTGTGTTTTTTAACTTTTTATTCTTTCTACTCTGGTCAATTTTCTATACTTACCAACCTTGGTTTTTGAAGGATAACGACTTCATTGGACCCGGTGATAATAACCGGAGTCAAACTACAAAAGATGCCAGTGATAAATATTTGTCTGACCCAGGAAGGAGTACCGTTTTCTTGGCTGCTTTAATTACTTCTATTGTAGCAACTATTATTTTATATATTATTCTTCGATATTTCCATAAGAGAAAACAAATCAAATGTAAGAAGGGGGCGAAGGATTTGAAGGAGTGTGAATTGATAACTAATTAAATTTAATCGATTTAGATTGAATTTAATTAGTTATCAAAATGTTATATTTGATCGTTTTCTTAATTATATTTATCATCGTCAATATTTATCTTGATATGAAAGCCAAACAAGAATTTAAAAACAAGAATTTCCCTAAAGATATTATTTTTCCACTCGATCAAACAATTGAACTTCCACAGGTAGAACTAGGAAAAGATATTCCTAAAAAAATTTATAGATGTTATTCAACCAAAGAAAAGATGAAAGATTTTCAAAAAGTATTTGATCTTACAAAGGAGAGAATGAAAGATTATGAGCAGATATTTTTTGATGATGAAGAAGTTGAACAATTCATTAACAAAAATTTCTCCGAAAGAATTTATAATGCTTATAAACATATTAACCCAGACTATGGTGCTGCTAGAGCTGATTTTTTCAGATATTTAGTTATTTATCTTTACGGGGGGGTATACATGGATATAAAAACGGGACCCAACCAAATAATAAATATAGATTTCGAACCAAAACTTCATGTTTCTAAGGGAGTTTCTGGGATTCCTGGGATTCCGAAATTTCATCTTAAGGAAACATTTGATTTAAACGATGATTGGTCGTTTGTAACGGGTGTTGATTTTGGTAGTGAGTGGCAACAGTTTTTTATTGTTTCTAACAAGGGTAATCCTTTTGTCAAAGAAACAATCCAACAAGTAGTAACCAATATCGAGCATGGATTAAAGCAAAAAGAATCTTATAACAGCGGTAATATATCAGTAGTTGCTATGACTGGTCCCATCACTTGGAGTTTGGTTATTGAGAGAAATAGACAAAAATATCCAGATGATATAATTTTTTATAGATGTGGTTTGGGAAGACTCATTGATCATTCTTTGATAGATTATAAGAAGATTATGAAAGATAAACATTATTCAAAAATTAAAAATAAGAATATCTTGGTTTAAATAAGAAACCCCCTATGTTGGTCATAGTTTTTATATTTTGAATTAGCTATTTTTTGATTTTCTTGATCGAATATAGCCCATTCCTCTTTTCCAAAAAGGCCTCCACTTTCTCTTTTTTCAATAAATTCATAGTTATATTTTCCTTCTATTGTTTTTTCCATAACTCTAAGAATAAGACGATAATTATTATATAAATCTTTATTATTAATTTTCATTACTGATTTAATACATTCTAAAATAAGAGTATTTCCTTTTTTGGAAACCATAAAACAATTAAGAAGTCTTTTTCTTGATCCGTCGACATCTGTAATCGGTATGATTAATTTCTTATCTTTGATAATTTGATTGAGAGGTTTTAATAATTGAGTATCTATATCTACATAGACCCCTCCTTTTTTGTATAACCAACACAATCTAAATAGATCAGCTCTGTGAGCTCCATGAGAAAAAGAATTGAATTTTTGAAGAATCTGGGGAGGATATTCTTTTTTAAGAAATTTTTCAATCTCTTTATCGTCCAAAAAATTATATTCCCAGTCAGGATTCTGATTTTTAATATTATCAAATACTAATTCTGGTACACTATTGATACTCTTATATGTTTGCATAATTATGTGTGGAATATTTTTTCCTTCATCTTCAATATTGATAATAAAATCAATCTTTTTTCTTTTCATTACATCATCTCTTACTCTTTCTTCTTCATAAATTTTATAATAAAAGATTGATTTTGCTATTACTACATAGAGAATTAAGATTAAAATAATTAAAATAATTAAAATAAGAATCATATTTTATTATATTCCATTTTTCTAAATGAAGCATTAAATTAAAAATAAACAAATCTAAAATATGCATCAGGGTGTTATAACCATACTAGCTTTTTTAATAGGATTTTTATTGGCGTTTATCTTAATGAAGGATAACAACTCTTTCGGTTCTAATATTGAACAGATCTATCAAGAAAGAATAGATATTCTTCGTCAAAATGAAAAAACACCTCAAGATTTTAAAACTTTTCCAAAATATTATATTAATTTAGATAGATCAGAAGAACGAAAAAGAGTTATAGAAGCTGAAGCAAAACGATACAAAATCGAAAACATGACCAGAGTAAAAGCTTTTGATGGTCGACAAATGATTGATATAAGTGAAGGGAATATAGATAATTATCATTATCAAGCTAATAAGAAAAAAGGAGATAATATAAATCAACTTGCTATTACGATGAGTCATATCAAAGCAATGTTGAGTGTAAAAGAAGATATGGCTATGATAATGGAAGATGATGTCAGTTTCACATTAACACCATATTGGAAAAAAAATATGCAAGATATCATTAATGATATACCTGATGATTGTGAAATATTTTTACTTTCTAATCATAGATCAGAAAAAGTGGATAGAATAATGGTTGAAAAATGTACTGATTTTTCAGATTTTAATGGTGTTTGTTATATAATTACAAAAAAAGGTTTGGAAAAAGCAAAAAGAATGTTTTATCCAAAGGAAAATTTTTTAAACTTAACATCTTTGACCAGTGATTATGTTTTTGATCGAGGATGTTTAGGTCAATTTAAGGTATATACATATAATATCACTCTTTTCCTGTTAGAAAATTTTCATAAAGATTCTACGCATGACGATAATCAATTTGAGAGAAGAGTTACTACTAAGGTAACTAAAAAAGTATTAGATCTCAACACTTTTATACCCTTAAATAATTCACATTAAATGTGAGTTCGACAAACAGGGACATACTCCTGACTAGCTCCTATATGAATTTGTCCTTTTTTTACCTCTCCTCCAACATATTTCGTGAAGGAAGCTCCTTTATGAAAATTTTTACAAAATACACAATATGCTTTTTTATGTTCCACATTATCAGCATATGGAATTAATTTCAACATTTCTCCCATTTCTTGTTGGTCACTATCGGCTATCAAACCAACACAATGAACATATTTTCCACTACTAACCATAACTTTCACAAAAGAAACTAAATCCTCAAAAAATTGAGATTCGTCTATTGCTATATATTGATAATTCCCGACTATATCGTATAAATTTGTTAATTTTTTTGTTTTGATGAAATCAATATTCGTCGAGAGAGCAGTACTGTTAAATATATCATTATGAGTAGTGAGACAACCGATTTCTTTTAAAACTCGATCATCTGATTGGTGATTAATAACCAAACCTTTTGTTTTTTCTCCTCTAATTTTCTCAATTATATAATGATTTTTAATATTCTGAATCAAATCACTGGTTTTTTCAGAATACATTGGACCGAATGTAATTTTGAGAAACCCAGACATGCTTTTGTTCTCTTACTTTTCTTACGATTTTCATTTTGGAGAAATAGGTTATTTTATTTATTCTTTAAAAATGTCTACCACTGTTAATTTTTCTGATTTATTTAATCAGGGTTCAACCCAGCTTAATTTTTTACTTCTTTCCCAAAGAAATATGATTTTGATTTTTGCCTTTTCACTTACTTTTATGGTTTTTGCTTCTAGTCTTAAACATCGTTATATGGTAAGATTTATTTTATTATGTCTTCTTGTTTATTCAGTAGCTCTTGGGATTGTTTCTATTATAAATTATAATAATTATATTCGTTTAACAAGGAGAGAATTAAATTCTGAGAAAGGATTAACCGAAATTGTTGATGACGAATTACAAATTTTAAATGATTGGGGTAAATGGGTTTATTTTTCATATGCTCTGTTGGGAATCAACGCATTAATTGTAATTTTTTATATAATGTATGAATTAGGAATATATCATGTTCCGTCGTCTTCGTCTTCATCATCACCTAAAGTAAAGGAAACTTCGTTAAAGGAAACACCATTCGACGATGAAGGATTTTCTTCTAACAGAGAAAGGTTTTCATTCTCTAACTCTTCTAAATAATCAAGTACTAATTTCTTATAATCAATAAAACCATCCTCAACAGTAAATACATAAACATGAAAAGATGTTAGACATCTAATCCAACCAGAAACCTTGTTCTTCTTATTTTCCGAGGTATGAATTATAGGAAGAATAAAAAAATTTCCTTCTTTTTTAATTTCCTGATAATCAATTTTTGGAAACTTTGAAAACTCTTGTTGAGACAAAATACCAGTCTTATGATTTATTTCTGGATTAGTATATAAATATATATCTATCTCTGGTGCAATTGGTGAATGAAAAGTTGGAATTTTAATTTTTCCAATATCACTATCTACAAATAGTTCATATTTTTTAGTTTTTCTATTCCTAGAACCTTCTACCTTCCCATATCCAGGAGAATAACATATATACTTCCACAATTTTTCTCTCTCAAAAATAACAAGTGTTAGAAAAGTTATTAGAAAAAAACTTCCTCCCATTGGGAATGAATAATTTTCAGGATATATTTCCGAAATTATCTCCTCGGTATATGACATCTTTTTTCTTATTCATTTTCTTAAGGATATAAAAATGATTTTTATATCTTTTATATTATCTTATCTAACAGCTTCAGCTATTACTTTTTATATTGATCTCGAATATCCAGAGTTAAGAGAAGTAAACCCAAATAAAAAACCAGATCCCGATTATATAGGAGGATTAACAATGGAATATTCCAAATTATTAAGAGTCGGTATATATAATTGTATGGTGTCTATGCCATTTTTTTGGCATTATGAGTATTTAACCAGAGATCAGAATAACGATAATTATTTTATTTATAATTTTTTAGGATGGTTAATTATTACTGATATTATATTTTATACTACTCATCGAATTTTACACCTTCCAAGATTTTATAAATACCATTCCCTTCATCATTCTTATAAATATACTTTTGGACCCTCTGCTATTTATGCTTCACCAGAAGAATTTTTCTTTGGAAATTTAGGACCTAGTATTATTTCTTTTCAAATTCTCCAACTTTCTCATTTAGAAATGACTTTTATCATAATTTTTCAAACTTTTTACACTGTAATTATATCACATGGAGGTTATAAATTTATAAAAACTGGCCATCTTCAGCACCATATTAACAATAGAACCCCCTATGGTTTATTCATTAGTGATCGAGTAATAAATCTTTTAATCCACAACTAAAATGAATCACATATTACAGGATTATATTAATAATATAGCCTTTATCTTTATGTGGATAGGGGCATGGAGTTTGATTGATATTGCGGTTTATAACTATTTTAAGAAATATAAAGTTGCTATATATTTTTGGTTATTCATAATTGGATCGGTGTTAGTGGTGGTTGATAATTATTATTAAAATTAATTTTGTACATATTCCAACGCCTCATCATTTTTCTCAAAAAACTCGGTCGGAACAACAAAGTTATAAACACATAAGATGGGATCAATAACAAACTTTTTCAAAGTTTTTGAAGACCATAAAATAGCTGTCTTAATAATATTTTTCCTAGCTATATCGTTATATGTGATCAAATCAGTTATCAGATTCCAACCCAGACCTGGAGAGACAGACTTAATCTGTCTTGTGTCTATAATTATATATAAATTAGAAAATTTTTGGAGAATCTTACCATATTTCTCAATTATTTTTCGTCCTGTATCTTCATCACCCATAGTAAATTCTCTGTTAGAAAAAGTAACAAATAATAATTGTCGTCCTTTATCATTCTTCCTTAAGACAAATTTAACCAGATCATCCATTTTTTATGATATATTTTTTTAAAAAAAAATATATAAATTAGAATTTGTATCTCCTTTTACTACAGTTAGTAGTAATATTAAATGGTTTAAGATCGCTTCTTCTCTTACAAAGTTCAACTAAATATGGTAAAAGATAATTTTCTCCTCCGTCATACATAACAGGAAGCCCGTCATCGTCAATATCAAAATCACAATCTGTTCCTTTTGGAACTAATTTTACACCCTTGTTAATTCTAAAATTAATCCTAAACGAATTCTTCCCACTGAAGATAACATAAGCCACTTCCTCGAGACGCTCGGTGAGAACATGGAATTTATCTTCAGTTTCATCATCGATATTGGAATTATCAATCTCCTCGCCGTCGTCATCGAAATCGGCTTCAAATTCTGGTTCTTCTTCATCAAAACCATCACTCTCTTCGTCGCTAGAATCATAATATGTGACGTTAATATAAGTATTGTTTAATTTAAGATCGAGGTCTTCCATATCATCATCTTCCTCTCCTTCCTCTCCTTCCTCTCCTTCCTCTCCTTCCTCTCCTTCCTCTCCTTCCTCTCCTTCCTCTCC